AATAAGGAGGATGAAATAAAACTAAAAGAACTATGCAAAGAATACAAAAATCTCTCACAATGCATAAAAGCAATGATAAACAGTAGACACTCGACAATTCATGATGAGCTGATGATCGAACTTCAAACAATTGAGGAGAAATTAGAACAATGTCTTAAGCAAAAACATTTAAATAGAGTCTAACACAGACTCTTAGTTAGAGGGGATAAAAATGGGAAAAACCTATCTCGTAAATGCGTTCAGTTTGAATATGCTGAAGGAGTTCCCAACTAAGGTTACTGTAGATAAGATAAGTCAGGAGGAGTTTTGCATGAAGTTAGAGGAGTCGTTTGAAGACGAGAGTTTTATAAATTCAATAGGTCATGATAGTACAGTCTATCTAATAAACAAACTCTGTGGAACAATAATAACAAAGAATAGGATAGAGGTCAAGTTACAAAAAGGAGATAGAGCTTTAGTGGTAATGATTTCGCAGAGATTAGAGGAAGGTAAGGTTCTGAGTCAAGAAGAAATAACTAAAATGCTAGAAGAGGGTAAAATAGCATTTTATGAGGCGAAATTATGAATTGCTACGAAACATTGAAAGAAAAGTACAATCTAAGGGGATACAGTCCAGATACTATAATTCTTCTTGAAGAAGCCTCTCTTCCCGAAGAGGAGTGTGAAGAGTTGTTTGCAATGTTGGAGGTGCAATACGGATGATTGAAGCTGAAATTTTGAAGGTCATTCAATCAATAAAAGATAAAGAACTTGCAGACCTAATAAGATCGTATTTAGTAGAACCTACATATTTGAAACTGTTAATAATCTTTCAGAGACTAGGAATGAATATAGGTGAGGGGAAAGTAAATGCAATAATTGTTTCTAACACGAATTATAATCAAGGAGGTTTACTGTTTCAGCAAATTGGAGGCGTCATAGCAGATGGAATTATGTATGTTGTACAGATAGTATATAATCCTAATTCTAATAAAGGAAGAATAGAACTCACTCAGCAAGATACAATATATTTCAATATTTTAGGTGAGGAAAATGAGAAAGAACATTAATTTATATAAATGCAATTGCGGTTACACGACATACGACTATTTACAGCTTCTACAACATTACACAGAGCATATTGAACAGCAAATAGAAGAGATAAAGAAGGAAATAGAAGAAGATAGGGAAAAAGGTCTAATTCAAAGAAAGAGCGTAAAAGACATAATCAAGGAGGCGTTAGGACTTACCTAATGAATCGGAGGGAAAGGTCTTGAATATTTGGCTGATCAGGCTAACTGAAAAATCAAATGAAAAAGAAGCCATGAAATTGATCGACAAGATAAAGGACAAGAAACTGAGAGAATATTTAAAGATATATGCACAATTCAAATATCCGTCTGATCTTCTTAAAATATTGAATTATTTCGATATGGCAACTGATGCGACATTATTTGGTTATATAATTACAGACTTCAGAATATACAACGAAGATATATGGTTAGGCGCAATGGTTCAACATGATACAATATATTCACTTAAACTAAGAATATACGATGATTATAGCGTGTTTGAAATGTATAAAATCTATCTAATAGCTCCAATTTGAAGGGGGGAGGAAGAATGACCAAAATTGAAAAAATATACAGTATATATAGGTGTAATTGTGGATTTACTACAAACGACTTTACAAAATTCTTTGAACATTTCATAAATCATAAGGAAATCGAGACTCGATATGACCAATTAAAGAAGGAATTAGAAAAAATTAGGTGTTAGGACTTGCCTGATGATGATAAAAATATATACATATGTACATGCGGATATATGACAGATGATTGTATCGCAATGTTAGATCATACTATTCATCATCTCAATAAAAGAATAAAGAAATTAAAAATGCAATTACATCACGCTGAAAAAGTAAAAAACGACATAGAAGAACTCAAGAGATTGCTAGAAAAGGGGAAGTAAAATGACTGATACGATTTGGTTAGGAGAAAAGTTAAAGAAACAGCTTTCGGATATCGCATTTGCAAATAACATCAAGGATGAAGACGGAAATGTAGATCTTAAGCAAACTATCGCGTTTCTAGTTAATTATTATCATCAATCACAAAAAGAAGCAGTAAAGAAAGAATCGATCACATTAAGGAAGATATATAACAAAAAAGAAGGAGCTAAATGCGTTCAATGTAATAAAGAGATCAAATTGGGAGAATTATGTTACTATGATGTAGAAAATAAAAAGGTTCTGTGTGCTAAATGCTTTGTGCGAAATAACAGTAAGGAATTAGTAAGCGAAGAAGCGATAAAAGCAGAACTTAAGTTAGCTAGACTGAAGGAAGAGATCAGAGCGTTAGAATCAGAGAAGAAAAAAATAATGAATCAAATGAAGACTGCACAAATATACGAAGAGATGAATGAAAAAGCTCAGCTCTTTACTCAAAAAATAGACGAAATGAAAAAATTCTTTATGGAATACGTAAAAATAGTAAACCCAAGCGAAGACGAGAAAAATCTGCTGAAACAAAAATTAGATGAAATAGTAGAATTAGAGAAAGAAATAGCAGAGTCTTTCAAACTGCTAGCTAAAGCAGTGTTGAAAAAGGGGTAAGAAATGGAAAGAGTAATACTTTTATACTCTAACTCAGAGTCTAACATGGAGGGTAAAGAAATGAAAATGCATCTCGTCTTCAAAAATGTAAAGAAAATATCTCAAACCGAGTTCGAAATAGAATTAGATTGGACTGTAACAGTCTCGTTTAAGATAAAAAGAGAAATACTAAAGATCATAGAGGAGATAGCTAAGAAGCAAGGAAAAACTACGTCAGACATTATAAGAGAAGCGTTAAACGAAGACATTGGTGAAATAAAGAATTTAGGGAGTGGAAGAGTGGTAAGCTTCCGAATAAAAGAGAATCAATTAAGAGATATAGATGAACTAGCAAGACAGTACAAAGTAACGAGAACTGATATAATTCACTCAAAGTTGGCGAGATATCTGCAAAAGGAGGGTGTGGTAATTGGGTAAGAAAGTTTTCATGCCGGCGGAAGTCGTTGAAGAAATTTACAAGAGAAAGAAGGCGATAGGGAATAAAAGAGATGCTCTGCATTTAGCCATAAGTAACCTTTTGGATGAAGTTGAGAAAGCTAACGAAATAGAAATTATTTGGAATAAGAAGTTTTGGCTAGGAAAAGTGTATGTCAGAGATAGTAATTTAGGTAGATTAAGGGCTTTGGCGCAAAAATACAATTGTAGTTATGGAAGAGTTCTTCTTTCATATTTACTCCAGAAGAAAAAGAAAGAAGGAATATTGAATTTTATGAGGTGAAAAAATGGCAAAAGGTAAGAAGATATATAAGACGTTTCCATTAGATGAAGAAACATATTCCCTATTGGAGAAGGCTAGGGAAAAGGCGAAAAATAAATACGCTGTAGAAAGTAAGTTAGGAACTCTGAAGCTAGCGCTAAAAAAATTTCTGGAAGATGAGGGACAATGAGAATCGATATAGAAGGCGAAAAGCTAGTTTCAGAAATTGAGAGAATTAGACAGCTGACAGGCTTAAGCCAAAAACAAGTAAGTGAACTACTTTTAAATTACGCTCTCAAAATTCCAGTGTGCAAATATTATGTAGAAAACAGATGTATTATTTTTAATGAAGAAAAACCTTTATGTTTATATTGCAAACTTCGTTAGCATACTATTTTTTTGAAAAATTCATGTAACTCTTCAAACTCTTTCATGCCCTTCTCTGTAAGAAATAAAACCTTTCCATCCGGCGCTTCTTCTTCTCTTATTATTCCATCATCATTCAGAGAATCTATTAAAGGATATAATACACCATCAGAAATGTCTACGTCAAATCTCTTCAATATCTCACTTCTCAGTCGTTTCTTCTCTAAACGTGATCCATTTAGTACTATTACCTTCAATATAATATAATAATTGATACGCATGTATTTCCTGATTTTCATACTTTCAGTTAGCTCAGTATACTTTTAAAGTCTACGCTAGATTCTAAGATAGAATCTAAGTGATAAACATGAACGATAATACTTATATACTTTCTAACTTAGACTCTATAATAGAGGGGAAAATATGAAAGCGAAAGAAGCAAGAGAAAAATATCTTCCCAAACTTTATTCTATACAAAGAAATTTAGGAGAAGCGCTCACAGAGGAACAGCGAAAAGTAGAGCAGGGCGGGAGAAAGTCAATAGATGCATATTATTATTCTATAAGGATAATGAATATTCTAAACGAAGTTACAGAAGTAATAGACGCTTTAAAAGGATACGATGATGATTTCAATGTAGAAGAAACAGAAATAGAAATGAAACTTAGGGTAATTAGAGAAGAAATTGCAGAACTTCCTTTAATTACTGAAAAATAATACTCATGTTTTTTTATAAACTCTTTCTTCGAGTCTAATATTGATGAGTCAAGCTTCTGAAAAAGAAAAACAAGAAGAGAAGAAAGAAGAACAAAAAACAGAGACTAAGCAAGAAGAAAAAGCAGAGCAGAAGAAAGAAGTGACAGAACAAAAGAAAGAGGAAAAAAAGCCCAAAAAGGAAGGAGAGCAAAAGAAGGAACAGGCTGAAAAACAAGAAGAGTCAAAGAAAGAACAGAATAAAGAGGAGAAAGAAAAGAAAGTAGCAGAGAAAGAACAAAAGAAGAAAAAAGTGATAAAGCAGAGAAGGAAAGAGGAATTTAATTATGGTTTAATTGGATTAGGTTTGGCGCTTCTTATAGCGTCTCTTATTATGCTAATCTTAGTGATTTGGAAGAGGTGGAAGAAACAATGAGGAAAGAGGCAATTGAGGATTTAGAAGAAGGTATGGTAGTAGAGATATTTACAGGAAATATAGATTTCGTAGGGACAATTACGAAAATAACAGATTCGTATATAGAATTGATCATACAGCTACCTCTCAATAAAAATCAGGTGAAGGAAGTAATCGCAAGGATAGATTTAGTTTCAATAGATGCTATTATAATCCATTCGGGAGCTAAGGTGAAGGAAAACGAGTGAACTTTATGATCCTAATCAAGACTTAACTAAGATTTGCGCCAGTGAATTCTTCGCTCCAGAACCAGAGAAACTAGTAGTGAACGGTAAGGAGATCATTATAAAAGGACGCAAAAGGATGGATGTCATAGCAGATCTGCTTAACAGTGGTGTAGATGAAGAATGTATTGTTAAAGGAATAGAGAGTTGGTGGAATAATAAGCATCCGAGAGAATATTTGCGTGCGATTAAGTCAAAATTAAAATTAAAACAAGCAGCGCAGAACGAAGAGAAAGTAGACGAGAGCCTTAAGCTGAACGTAGAAGAGCAGAAGGAAGAAGGTGAGAAAGGAGAATCAGAAGGAGAAGAAGCAGAAGTAGGAGGAGAACTTCCGGAGCTAACTGCAGAAGGACAAAAGCCTATTGAAATTAACGAAGAAGTAGTAGCGTTAGCTTACGGAGCGCTTTTAGAACTAGTTGTAAGGATATTAAGCGCGAAGTACAAGAAAGATGTAGAATTAAACGACATAGTTCCAGACGAACGTATAAAGAGTCATGGAAAGTACTATTATCAGCTCTTAGACGCTCTTGGTCTACTTAATGAGCGTTACGTACAATTATTTATATTAGGAATCGGAAGCGCCGGCGCTGCGGCTTCAGATATAGTAGCTATTGTAACTTACTTTAAGTCTCAAGAAGAGGAAGAAGAAAAGAAAGATCAGAAAAAACAATGGAAGGGAGAAGGGAATAAGAGCGATTTGAGTGAAAAGGATAAGGTGAAATCACAAATGAAAATTATGGAGGAGATGGAAATATGAAAGTACCAACAAGTATGATAGTTAATTTGATCAGTCAAATCGCTGAAAATGGCTTAGACCCGAAAGCAAAAGAATACTTAAAACAATTAAAAGAAGGAAAAGTTCAGCCTAAATATGAGGAATGCGTAGTAACTAAGACATTTTTGGACGGTATAACGAAAGCTACTAATAAATTCAAAGAAGCAGCTCCTTTAAGCGGGTCTCTTCAATTCTTCTATGTACTTGTGCTAGCATGCGAAACAAATGAAGAATTCAGAAGAGAGTTAGTAGAAATGTATAATCAACTTGAGGATTTCTTCCTAGCCGGGATAGAAAATGAATCCGGATGATATTGTGGTTATCATTGGTAGAAAGCGCTCTGGAAAAAGCTACCTAATTAAGCATTACTTTATTCCAGTCCTTAAGGCGCACAAAATCTCTTACATGATAGATGATCATAATCTTCTAAGAAGTGGTTCTGAATATTCAAAATTCGGCTATAACGCTACTACACTTTCAGACATAGTTTCAAAGCAATATGTAGTAGTATATGATAGAGAGAAAAATGATGAATTCTTTTGCAAACTTTGGAGTGCAGCAAAACTACACGCCAAGAAGTGGGGAACTAGTGTTCTCATTATAGATGAAGCGTACTACCACTTTAAGTACAAGCAAAAAGTTTCAATATGTATAGACGAAGCGTTACACGCTAACAGACATGCCAATCTAGGACTTATATTAAGTACACAAAGAGTTTATGACTTAACGCCAATCACGTACAAACAAGCAGATCTCATAATAATGTTTTACACTCGTGAGCCAAATGAGCTAAAGTGGATAAGTAAGTACATTAGCGCGGAAGCAGCTGAGAAAGTGAAAACTCTTAAGCAGTATTACTTTTTGATTTATGACGTAAACAGCCAAACGTTAAAAATACATAACCCGATTTAATACTGATATTTTCTTTTCTTAGTTTTGAAGAGCGTTTGTGTGAGGGAAAGATTTTTAAAGATAGAGTTTATACTCTGTATTGACCACACCGGGGCTTTTTCTTGACTTGTGATTGAACCGCTTAGGCTGAGTTCATAAATTTTCTGAAACTTATCACACTGAAAATTTTATTTTCATAGCAGAATTCACGACTTTTTAGCTACTTTGATGAAAATTCAGCAATTTCAGAAAAATAGTTTTCTTAACGTAGGAAAGGTTTATAGCGAAAATCTGAGTTAGAGTTTTTTGGAGGAGAAAGAAATGAAAGAAGACGCTATGCATTATGTAATATTGCTCGTAGTCGTAGCTGTCGGTGTGTGGGCAGGACTAACTCTCTATAAATTCGTAAAACTATAAAAGTGGTGGGAAAGAATGGGAGAAATATATACAGAAACATTACAACAGACTTATGCATGGACTGCAGGGACAAATATACCTATAAAAATCCCTAGAAACAATTTCATCAGAAAAATAAGAGTGCAGTTGATAGGCACAATAAGTAACAGCGGTACTAGCGCTGTAACTCTTCCATCAGCGCCTTTTCCGTACAATCTCGTTCAAACCTTCAATTTATCATATGAAGGCTCGAAGACTCTTTATTCAGTCTCGGGTACAGGTCTTGGCATTTTAATGTACTATACAACTAAAGGGCAAAATCCAGCTACACCAGCACCCGGATCATCTGTAACTGCATCTGGTTCAGTGAATCTTAATGTAATGTGGGAATTTGATCTCGCTCGTTTCCCTGCTACAATGGTTCAGAACATAATACTTAGTATACTTACAGGATCAGCACCATCCGGAGTAACAATAAACGCTAACTTCGTAATAACAATCACATATGAAAGAGTAACAGCACAGGAAATAGCTGCAGAAGGTGGATTAGGCGCAGATGGAGAGATGCCTTTAGCGACTGTCTTGCCAAAGGTTATTGAGATTCCTACATTTAACGTACCGGCTAGCTCAGCGCCAATTCACGTGGCATATCTACAACCCGGACAGATTTACAAGAGGCAGTTAGTTTACGTAATAAACGGCACTTCGGGCATCAACAACACAGATCCAACGGAATATGAGCTAAAAATAGTAAGAGGTGTCCCAACAGACAAGCTTAAGGTTTCGTGGAGCGCCTTACAGGCAGAAAATCAAACCGAGTATCAAGTAGCACCATATTCTCCCGCTACTGCAATTGTAGATTTCAAAAAGTACTTCGCTGGCGATTTAGATCTTACACATGCTCCATCAGATAGCATAGAATACGATCTAGCTCTAGCAAATCAAGACAATGTCTACTCTCTATATCTTTCATACGTGCTTCCATACTACGATCAACTCGCAGCATTGCCAGCTCAAGTAGCAGCAATAGTTCAACAATACATAGCCAGACAAAGAAGACAAATAAAGAGATAGATGAGGTAAGATGTCTTTTTTTGGAGGATTGTTTAATGACGTAGAGAATGCAGTCACTAATTTTACTAAACAAGCTAAAAAAACAGTTTCTGACGTAGAAAAAGTAATCCACAGCGATATAGCTCATCCACCAAAATTTTACCTACCACCCATCCCTCTACACCAGATCGAAGCAGGAATAGGTCACTTAGAAAAAGTAATCCACAGCGATATAGCTCATCCACCAAAATTTTACCTACCACCCATCCCTCTACACCCGATCGAAGCAGCGATAGGTCACGCTGGAGGCGAAGCTTTAAGCGATGTGCAAAAGGCGCTTGCGGAGGGATATCACTTAACTAGAGAAGGATTCACTAATTTATTCACTGGTGCAGCAGCGCTAGGAAGAGAAACGGGAGATTTAATTAGATATCACCACTTCGTTCCATTTTCTCAGGCTATCCAAGAAGTAGAGAATCAGAGCGTAGCAAATACTCCCATTTTCAGTGGGTTGGCAAAATTCGGAATAAAGACAGGGTCTCAACTATTTAATGCTGAATCTCAGCTAGCTTCAAATGTGATTCCGATCACGGGGACTTTTGGACACTTGGCAGCACATCCGAACGAAGGACTAGGGAGCAAGATTAGTGATATAGCATTCGGTATAGCTGATCTTCTACCGGGACTCGATGTGGCGTCTTCTCTTCTACGCCCCGCAGACGTAGGAGCTGAAGCCGCGCTAGCCGGAGCTAGAGCAGCGGCGGCAGGAGGAGAAACAGCCACAGATTTGGCTAATCCACTATTGAAAGATATATCAGCTGAAGGAACGTCTCTCACAAATCCGGCAGAGAGAGACATTTTAAGCGAATTAGATTTAGAGAAAAACGCAGGTAAAGATATAGCAGGAGAGACAAACACCGAGAAAGCCCTAACAGAAGTTCTCACATCAAACGATTTAGAAAAAGGAAGCAGATTAAGAAATACCTTACTTAAAATAGGCAAATATGGGACAATCGGCGCTATAGGGATAGGGATAGGTGTTCCGCTAGGACTTTCATTATTCGGAGGCGGAAATAATCAAACACAGACACAAACTACTCAGACTACTCAGAACACTCAAAACTTCCCGATTCCATCCTCTCCAAGTAGTCCATCCTCTCCAAGTAGCCCTAGCATAAGACTCCCAAAGATAACAATACCCAATCCAAGCTCTCCCTACAATTTCCCAAATCCAAGCTCTCCAACTAGCTTACCCTCCAGCACCGGCATAACCACCGGCGTAACAGGACTATACAATCCTTTCGTAGGCGGAGAACAAGCACAAGAAGCCGGGACAGCATTACAAAATCAAGGTACTGCAGCTTCTCCAAGCCCCTACAATCTTCCAACCAACTTAGCTCCCTCTCCCGGAACCCCATCATCTCCAAGCTCACCAAGTAGCCCAAGCAATCTAAGCTCTCCAGCGGGCGTAGTACCATCTTCTCCATCATCTCCAAGCAGTCCAAGCGGAAGCTCTGGATTTCTATCAAATTTATTTCACAATAAATTCGTTTTAATAGGAATAATTGTAATAATATTAATAATAATAGGAATAATAGCAATGAGGTGATAAAATGGGTTTAGGTTCAGAATTTGGTGATGTGTTAGACAGCCTGAGAAAAGAAATAGTAGATAGCTTATCCAGTTTGGAAGCTATAGGAAGAGGCGGAGGAGATGTAGCAGCAGCTAGAGCAGCAGAAGATATAGCGCCTATAGCAAATGAAGAAAGAGCAGCAAGACAGTTAGACCTAGCAGACTTTTTAAGACGTATAAGGGGAAAGAGAGCTTTAGCAGAAGAATTAGCAGCATATAGAGGAACAGAAATAGCAGATGAAGAAAGGGCATTAAGAGACGCAGAGTTAGCAGATGAAGAAAGAGCGCTAAGAGAAAAAGTAGGAAGACTTAGCGCTTTGAAAAAAACCGCATTGGCAGGTTTAGGAATCGGTGGAGCAGGACTAGCAGGACTAGCATTATACAGTTACTTGAATAGAAATCAAAGTCCTCCCCCCGGTTCTCCCTCCTATATTCCTTCAACTAACTTACCCTCCAGCCCCTACAACTTACCCTCCTCTCCCTACAATCTTCCTTCAACTAACTTACCAAGCTCTCCCGGAATCCCATCATCTCCAAGCGCTCCCGGCGCTGTCCCCGGAACCCCCTCCAGTCCTAGCTCTCCGGGCGTAGTCTCTCCCGGAATTCCATCATCTCCAAGTAGTCCTAGCAGCCCAAGCGGAAGCTTAGAGAATGATCTAAACAAAAAGGTACTTGGCGTACCAGTGTGGGTTTGGATAGTAATAGCTCTAGTGATCATGGCTTTAGTCATATATTACATCTATCATAAGAAGAAGCACAAGCACGGGTGATATGAATGGCAATAGGCGAATTGTTGGGGGATACTGCTGATGCAATACGAAGATATTTAGCAGATTTGTATGGAGGATTAAGAAGAGTATATAGCACTACGCCGGGCAAAATTTTAGCAATAGGAGGAGCAGCAGGGTTAGGCGCTGGATTGCTAGGTGCAGGAATTGGCGCCGGAATACACAGCTTCGAGGTAGGAGAATATGGAGGAAACCCGATAAATCCTTTTGAGTACTTTTCGTATGTACCATATTCTCCATACTCTCCGCCACCACAGCAAGAACCTCCTCAGAAATTTATAGAAACTACGAGTCTTGGCGCTTTCTTCAATCCGCTAGTTTTGACAATAATAATCGTCTTGATCATAGTGATAATATTCCTAATAGCTACTAGAAAATGAGGTGATATAGGTGAATATAGAAGAAATTCAATACGAATTAGGGCAAGAGCAAGAAATGCCAAGCCAAACTAAAACAGTAGTAGTATCTCAAAATCCAAAACTCTTTGGTATCTCAGTTTGGTTATGGATTATCATTCTTCTCATTCTGATCTTAATAGTACTTCTGGTAAAATGAGGTGAAACGATGAAAAGATCAAAGAGATGGATACAGAAAGCGATCAAACACGTAGGAGCATTAAAAAAATGGTTAGCTAAAGAACATCCTGAACTGTTGAAAGAAAATGGAGAAATAGCATTTACAAAGTTACGGGAATGGTACGAGAAACATAAAGATGAGCTTACAGACCATAGAAGAAGGCAAATTAATTTAGCATTCACCTTACACAGAATAGCGATGAGAAGGAGGAAGAAGAAACATTAAGAGGTGGTAATAGTGCAATTCTTAGATCCTGACTTAAACACTGTCCTTATCACAATCGTAGCTGGAATTGTTGTGTACGAATATCATACAATAAGGAGATATGAGGAGAAATTGAATAAACTGGAGGAGAGAACGAGATGGATAGAATACATAATAAAAGAGAAAGAATTAAAGAGATGATAAGACATATGCTAAATTTTCTTTTTTTCCCATTTGCTGTAGGCGATTTAGTCTTTGACTTCCTCAAATTCGCCGAAGATAAAATTAGACGTAAGAGTGCAAGATAACACAATTATTTTTTATATTTCTTCTTTATATTGTAAATTAATAATAACGCAGGACGGAGATACTATTTATATTCTCGATTCTGAAATGAACACTTTGAATGAATTAGACATAGAAGATTTAGAAAAACTTACTCTTTCTGATTTTGTTTTTAACAATTGTTTGTATTCTCTCTACAAAGAATTCATGAAACTCTTAGTTAGAGTCTAAGATAGAAAAATTTTTAAACTCTTAGTTAGAGTATATTTTTGAGGAAAAAATTATGCCCGGGTCACTAGACTTAAGGCAAATTCCAAAGTGGCAAAAAGAGTTAGTTGAAAATGCTCTTAAAATGAATGAGGTGAACAAGACAGGAAAGAAAGGAAGACCCTCGTTTTTCAAATTCGAGGAAGGCTATGTCGTATTATATATGATGAAATACGTATGGAGAATGTCGATATCGAAGATCCATGAATATCTAAATGAAGTAGCTAGGGAGTTAGGATATGTGAAAGATGGAGAAGGAGAATATGTTTCACGAGATTCAATTGAAAGAAGATTTGAAGAATTAGAAAAGCAGATAGACAGTATAAGGGAAAAATGGGAGGGGCTAGAAAAACAACACCAAGAAGATGAGACAAGAGCGAGATTAGTTATTAACAGGAGCGTATGGAACGAATTGTATGAATATATGTCAAACGTGAAACTTGGTAAAGAGAAGTTTGACACTGAGAAGGTTGAGAAGTTAATCGAAAGGATTAGTGAGTTTAATGGAATAAAGAGGCAGTTCAGAAGATGGGTTAAAACGGTCATTGGGGCTGCAGGAAAAGGAGAGTCAATAAGCACATCTCAGTTACAAATTAGAATAAAGAATTGGGAGACTATTTATGAATTTATGATAAAACAAAGAAAGAAGGCAAATCCCGAAACTTGGAATAAGGAGGATTTTGATGCACTTATTCTTTACGTGAAGACAGTTTTGCAGTATGATGAATCTACATATCGTCATTTCGCTACTCACATTAAAGATTTTCCGATAAACCAAGATTTGATAAACGAGTTAAAGGGATTTCATTCAGGGAAGAAGCATCCGGGTAGGAAGAAAGTCAATTTACATTATTTATACCCAGAAGAGTACATTAGGATTGACGAATTTTGTAGTAAATTCGAAGGAGAGAAGCGGGAAAGATGTGAGAGGTTTAAGCTAACTTTGCAATTGCATCTTACAACAATGAGCAGGGAAGGAAATCATAAAGATATCGAAAAATACGGTGTAGATAGCAGTCTTTTCGGTCTGAAATGGCAAAATGTTGATATAACAAAAAGAACCATTGACGTATACGAGAGTAAAACGGAAAAGATGTGGTACGGGATAAACTTAGATTTACTATTTCAAGATCTATTAGAGAATTTACTAGCACTGAGAAAAGACGGGGACGTTTACATAGTTAAGGACACTTTGGGCTTTACATACGAGAGTTACAAATCATGGCTAAAGCAATTTAGTAAATTCTTAGGGAAAGTGGATGAGAGAGGAAGAGGAACATTGACTCCTCATGACGTTAGGAGATCTGCAGCTTATTGGAGGCTCAATTATCTCGGTTTGCCTCTTGAGTCCATTTCAGGGTTCGCCGGCGGTGAAAGATACTACTCACCGTTTGGGGTAGCATGGGAAGATCCAAATACATTAATCTCGTATTATGCCAGTTTGGAAATGAGGCTACAAAAGCTCTTACAGCAGTTCAAGTCTTTAGCACAGCAATTAACAAAAGATCCAGAAGCAGTGAGGCAAAAAGCGTTAAACGCTCTAAGTTAGAGTTTTTCTCTTCAAAAATTTTTATACTTGGATTTTGTATTTATACGCATGACAGATTGGTTAGCTATATTCGCAATGGCGCTTTTTCCTATCGCCTATCTGATTATATCTTCTAAAGATAAGAAGAAGAGAAGAAGGTAATATCTATTATAGAAATCTTTTTTAGACTCTAAGACAAAGTATTTTTTAATGTTAGCAGAAATAGCGTTAGAGGGATTTCTAGCAGCGATAGGAGCAATCTCAGGAGTTTTTATTATTGCTGAGGCAGCGCATCTCTATAATGAGAAGATTAGAAATCAGTCATTCCAAAATGCTGTGGACACAATGAGTAAATCAACTGTGATAGCTGTTGAGAGCATTAAAGATACAACTGTGACCGGGATTAACGCATTGGTGAACATGGACACTCTCAGAGACGTAAACGATTTGGCAAAGTCGAAATCTCAAAATCAGCCCGCTCAAAAGTAATACTTTTTTTCTCCTAATTCAAAGTAATACTTTCTTTTTTGGTATTTCTCTTTTATATACTCTTTCTTCAACTCTAAGTTAGAGGTAATATGAAAATAGTTATAAGAAAAACAGATTCGGGATATGAGATAGAAACGTCAGATGAGGAACTTCTTAGTTTGCTCAATAAATTCTTAGAAAGTATAAATAAGTATAGTGAAGAGGAAGCGGAAAAAATGGAAGAAAAAGTGCAGGATATTTTGGGACAAATTTTAGGGGGGAAAGAAGAGTGACAATGAGAGTTGTAACATTTAAGATAGAAGAAGATCTATTAGAACTATTAGAAAGATATGCAATAAAATATGGTTTAAATAGATCGGAAGCTATACGAAAAGCTATAGAAAAAATGGTAAGAGATGAGTTATCAAAGGAGACTGTTCCGATAGCTAAAGTAGAAAAGATAATGAGACTGTGATCTAAAATGAGAACGCTTTTTTTTATACCTACGTTAGGGACCGTGAGGCTTCCCCTTCTTAACTTCTTGATAAAAAATGATATAGAATACGTAATTTTAAGTAGGAGGAATCACGTAGCAGTTCAGAGGGAAATAGCGCTAGACATGTTTTTGCAGATGAAAGACTATAATGTGTTAGCATTTTTAGATGAGGATGTAGTACCGATAGAGATAGATTTTTCTCAAATTGAAAAGAAGTTCAATGAGGGGTATGATGTTGTTTGTGGATACTATTTTCTTAAAACGCTGAAGGGCTATTCAGTTTATATTAAGGATTGGCTCACGGAAATAAAGGACACAGAAGTAAACGGATGTGGTTTGGGCTTTGCATTTATAAAGAGAGAATTTCTTGAGAAGATAAAGAGACCGGCATTTTTAGCATATAAGCCGGAGAATTTTGAACATTGGATAGGCGAAGACATATACTTCTTCAGCACACATAAGCCGAAGACTTACGCTATTTCTTCACTTAAAGCTTATCATTTTATTGACGAACGTCTAGCACTTTCTCCAGATAGAAAATTAATTTTGCAAAACGATAATGTGATAAGAATAAAGTAATACTCATGATAATTTTTTTACTCTAAGTTCGAGTTATTATTGATGGGAGAAGTTTTTAAAGAGGTAAAAGAGAAGTTCGAGAGATACAAGTTTGACGTAGTTTATGTCGATAGAGAATATCCAGTTTCTTCCACAAATCAACAGGCTTTTTTTGAACTGGGAGAACGGAACGCGTTTTCGGGATTACTCATAAATGAAGGGCAAGCTACAATAGATGTAATTCTGCTAAAGAAAAGCCACCAAGGAGAAAGTCCAATTCCTGGTGAAGGATCTGGAATAATATTAACTGCAGGACAGATTTTAAAGTTCTATAATGTACCCCTTGCTGAAATAGTAGTAAATTATGACCCTTCTAACGTTTCAGGAGTAAGTTCTACAGTAAAATTGAAAGGTACAATACATCCGCTTTTTGAAACACCATCAGAGATATCAATAGAAAACTTTCAGCCTACTGAAAACTATTTAATATATTCTGGTTTTGGAACGTCACTACCCCAAACATATGTAGTACCAGCGAATGGCTATTTAGTGGTTGACATAACGAATACAGTGACCGGGAATATTGGGCAGATATCATTAGCATTTGGTACAACAACAATGACTTTTAACCTACAGACAGGAGAGAATAAAATTCCAGTTATCGCGGGAACACAAATATCAAATCTAACTTTAACTACACCATCAGCAATCCTAGTGTATGAGGAGGTGATAGCATGAGTTTTAGCTTATCGAGCTCAAGTTTTCCAGCTAATGCAAAAGTAAAATATTACTACAAGTTAACAGAAAAAGAAGATTTAGATAATTTCACAAATAGTATATTTGTAGGGAACTATCAGTTAAACCAAATATCGTATTTAGTATATGGGAACACAAAAGTTGTCACGGCTCCAACGGTGCCCTTGGGACCAAACGCATCGATTATAATAGACGACGAGCTTGAAGAAGGACTATATTTAGTTCGTATAAAAGTATATAATACAAATTCATTCTCTGTGACAATAACCCCATCCTTCAATACCAACAATACATTGAAATATTCTATTCCAGCTTATTCAGAGTTCGAGATTTATGATATCTTTACAAAAGAACAAGGAAATATCTATTACATTCAGATTCCTCCTGGTTTGGCATTAATCGAGTTTTCTCTAACGAGAATTTTCGAAAAAGGAAATAGAATAAATATTCCACAAATTATTAATACAAGCGGAAATGGCAGTATAAGCTTCCGATTGAAGAAGGGAACTTATGCGATAAAGATTCCTTACAGTTATAATAATACTACTTCAACTACTTTCACAAACCTTCAATTCGCTACTATATCGACTTCGCTAGGAGCTAGCGTTTCATTAGTTTTGCCTTCAGTACCGGCTAAGGGTAGCGGTTCAGGAGCTTTCTTAACTTATCTAAAGATTACGGGTGATTATGAAGATGTAACGTTTAGTGTGGCGTATGGCGGTGGGTTAGGCGTTCCCTTTACATTTGGACTAGAAATAGAAGAAATAAATGAAGTGGTCGAAAATACTAATTTCTTAGCTCAAAGCGTAACTCTTAGTGGTTCTCAGGTAACTCAAAGCATACTAAACGTTAAAGGATCCGGAACACATCTACGGCTTAAATATGCAAGCGTGAGCGGGCTAACCACTGCCGTAACTCAGTGTCAGCTCCAAGTGGCGAATCTAAATAGAAGTCAAACATATATGACGGTTTGGGATTTCTTAGTAGGGGGAAGCAGTACGCCACCTAGCTGGGACATAAGGGAAATAAATGCTGTTCAGTTGGTGGCAAACGGCGGTACGTCAACGGCTACTGTAACATTATCATTAATATTAGTATATGAGGTAGTGGCGGGAGAACTAAGCTAATTTTTTATTTTATCCCCCCGTACCCCCCGGCGGGGAATCTTTTTTCTTATATCTTCTTCTTTGAATTTTGATTATTGCGGATTTAAAAATTACTAAGTTCTTTTGGTTTTAGGATTTTTGCCTAAAAGTATCATGCCTAGGTGAAATAGAAATACGTTATTTTACGTTATTTTTGCCCTAAATTTTTAGGGCAAAAAGGGGGGCAAAAATCGGGATTCGAGTCTTTTTTAGACCATGGAGAGTTTCCAAAATTTCATCCTTCCACGAAATCTTTCAATTATTCTAAGATTTCTCTGAAAACGCTGAAATATATTCAACATGGGGGTATAACAGCCAGCCAAAACCAGCCGTCTAGTATTGAAAACTAGTTTCAATTCATGTTGTGATTGGGGGAGGGGATAACTGAAAGTATTCTACGTCATTTTACAATTCGGCAGGAGATAGAAAAATTGTAAAAGCATATGGAAAGGGCTAAGGCTATTTCTAGTCCCTTATGCAATTTTTTCAAAAATCCCTTAATTTCTTTCAATTCTTCCTAAGGATTCAAATTTTTGTTTAGGGACTAGTATAATGTCTCTTCCATATGCTAAAAATTGTAAACAACCACAAAAATAACTATATGCCCTAAAATAGTACCACAAAAATTCTTACAGCTATACATACAAAAATTCATACAAATAGTACCACAAAAAAACTTATAAGAATTAGACTCTAAGTTAGAGTTAGATAGGCATGAGAATAAGTATATATCTCAATAAGGAGGATGAAATAAAACTAAAAGAACTATGCAAAGAATACAAAAATCTCTCACAATGCATAAAAGCAATGATAAACAGTAGACACTCGACAATTCATGATGAGCTGATGATCGAACTTCAAA